TATGACGGTAATGCCAATCATCACAGTTCAGACAGCCAACCGGCTGCGGCTGTATTTTCTGTGGGATCAAACCAGTACGCAATTTTTGCTACAGGCACAGACAACAGGGACTACTATATAAACGGAACTAATGTTGGCTCTGTTGCACCAGAGTTTGCTTACAATTTGTCACAGAGCGTACCAAACAGCTTTGTAGGTTTTGAGCGATTTGATGATAGTGGCGAAATAGATGTCGGGTCTAGGTTGTCAGACGTGTTGATCCTGACGGTTAGGCCGACGCAAACACAACTGGCGGAAATACAGGCGCTTTAATGAAACACCTAATCATCACCACGATTCTTGTTATAGCACTTACCGGCTGCGCTTCTATGAAAGAGTATGCCGACGAAGTGACTATGGTAGGAGATATGGGAACTACGGTAGCTGCCAGCATGCTACCTCAGGTTGTCGAACTAAACCCACTTGGATGGTTCACAATCCCACTAAAGCTTTACGCCTACCAGACGGCTAAAAACCAAGAGCCAAAGTACTGCAAAACAGTTCTGACTTGGTATGGCACTCAGTGGGGCGCACTTTCTGGGTGGGGGTGGGGGTTGATCGCAGGCGCAGGAACCGGAGGAGCCGCTGTTGCGGCCCTTGGTGTCGGTGGGCTTGCTTGGTGGGCGCTTGACAGCGGCGGCGCCGAGGGGTCCTGCAAGAATGCTTCTCCGCGGACTGAGGAGGAGTGGGGTAAAGTGTGGGAAAGTGTCAACGAGTCCCAAGCTGTGTGGCTTGGCCAGTAACCTAGAGGAAATTCGCTATGTCTGAACCCGTCTTTGAAGACCTTTTCCGGGTCTACCACAACCGCAACTCTGAACTGCGTAGCCTGGTCAAGAAGGCGTACGAATTCGGGGCCACTATCTCTCAGGAGCAGTCTGCGGCGCTCAGCTCCGGCCTTGGCTCTCACGCTATCGTTCGCATGCGTTCGTACATCGACCGGGCGAAGCTGGCTGTTCAGCGGCTGGCGGACAAACCTGTTCCGGATCTGCCTCGGTCGCATCCGACGCAGTACCCTATTGACATGAGCGTTCCGTACAACTTCTTCACCACCAACAAGTCGGGGGCGGAAATTCCGATCAACGAAGATGCTCAGGCTCTGGCCGAAGCCTGGATGACGTTCTGCGCGGAACTGGCTCTGTCTGAGTCTGCGGCTCTGGCCGGGTCGTTGTTCCCGTTTGACGAAGCGCGGGCTCTGAATAACATCGGGGTCATCGAGCAGCTTCTGAACGAAATCGAACAGAACCCGCCGCTGGACATGGCTGAGACGAATGTCACGGACAGCGGCTACGGGCCGGCGGGCAGCGCGACGGTTAAGAAGTAACCTCGCGCCCTGAAGGCAGACCCAGGGACGGGCGGTCCCGATCAATGCCCCGGCGTGCCGTAACACCTTGATTCTCGTGGTGGTGTTCTTGGTAGGCGCTGTCGGGGCACCATGTTAGGGTTTACTGCCATATCGCTGGCTCTAGGACGAGCTACACTGAAAGTAGACGAGTCTGAGCCAAAGTGAATGAAAAAGCTAAACAATTCGTATTCCCAATTACCACCGTTGTATCCGCGATCACCGTGGCTTTCACGGTCGGCGCGTTTGGGTTTTATGTTACTTCTGTCGAGTCTGACGCTAGTGTATCCGCCGCTATGGCAGACTACGAGCGCAGAATTGCTCGATTGGAACGTCAATCCGAGCAGCTACACGACGCCCTCGAATACACAACAAGACTTTCGGCAGAAACTGTTGCGGATCTACGCAACCACATTAAGCGAGGGGACGAATATATACAGCGATACGACGCAGCAGTTGATGTCGCTGTCGAGAATCGAAACCGAATTATCGCGCTTGAGTCAATCCCTGAAAAACGACCAGACCCCTTTACCGGAACTCAAGGTCGCGCCTTAGAAGAGCGCATCCAGCAACTGGAGAAGGCCCAATGAGCGAAACACTGAAAGAACGAGTTGAGCGGCTGGAAGAGGCGGTGTTCAAGGACAAGGAAGACCTCGGCAGCGGTGAGTCGCCTAACACCAGCAGCATGTACAGCAACGGCTATCCCCCGCTCGACCAAGGGGAGCCTCACAGAGACAGCGAGGAGTGTTCATGACTTCTTTCACACCGAAGCCCTGGTATCGCTCGCAGACCATCTGGGGCGGTATTGCGGCCATCGGCTCCGGGCTTGCCGGCCTTGCCACTGTGGCCGCGGAGATGGCCGGCGGGGGCGGGCTGAATGCCGATACTCTCAGCATTGCTATCACCGCGTTGACCAGCGGTATCAGCGCCATCGGTGGCGCGCTGTCGGTGCGCGGCCGTGTCAAGGCCAGCCAACCTATTGGTAAACCACCAAATGCATGAAAGACTGCGCTTTGATTTTGGCACTGACTGTCTTGGTCATGATGGTACCAGGATCAGTTGTGCCAATTTTTGACGGGCGAGCGCCAAACAGCAACACTAGAGGAGTTATCGCTGTGGCGAGACGTACTCATGGTCTTGTTGGGTGCTTTGGCAGGATTTATCGGCGGGCAGGCCAAATGAATAGGCCCACAACACCACCACGGAGCCAACATGAGTTTTGAGAATCTTGGTAAGCCTTATAACGGCTATGTTAAGCCTGCCCGGCACATTGATACAGTGTTCATCCACTGCGACGCTTCAAGCGACCCAAACATAACGGTTAACGATATCCATGGGATGCACCAAGAGCGAGGTTGGTCCGGGTGCGGCTACCACATCTACATTGATAGGTCTGGGGAGCCGTGGCATGGACGCGACCTCTCGGCCATGGGCGCGCACGCCAGCGGCTACAATCGCGGTAGCATCGGGATTTGTCTCAACGGCCTTGATTCCTCGGACTTTAACGAAGGGCAGTTCGATACTTTGCGTCGTGTTTGCTCAGAAATTGATCGGGCCCACGGTGGCTTGAGGTTCCGCGAGCATAATGATGTGGTAGCGAAAGCCTGCCCTGTGTTCGACGCTTACAAGGTGCTTGGGCTCGACCGCGATGGTAAGATGACTAGGCATACCGGAAACAGGCCGCCGCCGTCAAGCATCCCTATGGTCGACGTGGCGGTTGATCTTGCGCAGCTTGGATTGGGCGACGAACATTCACACGTCTGTTTAGTTCAGGTCCTTGTGACAACGCAAATCAATTCTGACAGTGTGGTTGTTGACGGGTTTTTTGGCCCAAGGACACAGGCTGCGGTACAGGAGTTTCAGGCGGCAGAAGGCCTTGTTGCTGACGGAATTGTTGGTGCAAAGACTTGGCCCGCTCTGTTGGACGTGATGGGCGACTGACGATTTCTGCCCTTTTGCTCAATTTTTTAACAGCGGGTTGCGGAACCTTGGGAGCAAAAGGGCATTTTGACAACTTCAAGCTTATGGATGAGCTTGAGCAAGCAGCCGCCAAAGGACTGTCTCAACGCGAGGCAGCAGCACAGCTAGGTATCAGTTACAGGCACGTACAAACGTTAGCGCAGACTTTGCAGGTAGAATGGAAAAGGCAAGAAAAAGTGTCGTTCTCTGCAAAGGTGTTGACGTTGGCAGCAATAGAACTCGGCGTACCAAAGCTCAGATTAGCGAAAGTGCTTGGTGTGCACCACACAGCAATACTCAGATGGGGCAGTAAGAGATGACTACGCTTTTTGACCGAGGCGGCTCAACGTACCCGCGCATTGTCAGTGGCCCCGTAGCTCCATCGCCTGATGTTGAGGATGCGGTTTGGCTTAACACTACAGAGAATTCCTGGTATATTGCGGAAGGTGGCGCGTGGGTGCCGATTAACAGCGTTAGCGCTCCAGGAGGCTCTTTACCCCCCGCAGATGGCAAACCTTATTTGATGGTAAATGGAAATTGGGTGGATGTTAGCGCTAACCTCATTAATCCAGACGATTTGTAAAGAAAATAGGCCCTATTAATGTTATCTCTCGTTACGATTGATTTTGATATTCTGCCGCATCAGTTGCTTCCTGCGACTAAGGAGCATGTGCGTGTGGAATTTGATCGTGATGACGACTACATCAAAGGTGCTATCGGCCGCGCGATCGGTGAGGTAGAGTCAGTCACCAATCTCACCATCAATCCGGCGTCATTCAGTTGGGAACCGACTTATTGCTACGGTCAACGGTACCCAATCGAGGTGCCGAAAACCCCGTTGCGTAATCTCATGTCTGTCGATGCCGCCGGCAATCAAACGCCAGTCGCAGTGACGATGTATGAGAATACAGCGTTTCTCCCTGACCGCTATCACGGACACGGCCACAAATACCTGATCGAAGCCGGTTACAGTGACATCATTCAAATTCCACCTGCCGTAGTCAACGCTATCTTGATGCTGACCGGCACCTTGTATGAAAACCGTGAGTCGTTGCAATTCGGCTCAATGAACGAACTGCCCGATATGTCCCGGCGCTTGCTGAGTGGCCTTTGGCGCCCTTCTTGCTAGTTTGCGAAAGCACTAGTTTAACAACGCGAGCCCAGCCGCTTGGTAGTTGGGACGTAGCCGTGGACCTGAGGAGCAACACAATGTCTTACGCCCGTAATCTCGCCACTATCGCCCGGTCCGGTATTGCTTCGTTTGATACGCCGGTTGAACTACGCGCAGCGAATTTGGAAACGACGCCTTTGTTTGTTCAGACGCTCGGGGCGTTGGCTGCTGGCGATAACGGGGGGGGCTTATGGCGGTGGGATGCGGCCAGCACGGAAGACGAGGATATGGAGACCGCTTACAACCCGAAGTACCCAACGTATCGCAAGACTGCACCTGTTCCGGGTACGGTTGTGTTGCCTACCGGTCACGTGGGGCCTGGACGCTGGAAGCGCGTGATTGAGGGTGACACGGTGCTGGTGGATTGGTGGGGTGTGCAGGACTGGCCGGTGGATTGCTCAGGCGCGTTCACTATGGCGAACAAGCGCGCTTGGGAGCTAGGGCTACGCCGGGTTACGTTTGCCAAGCGCCGCAAGCTAGCGGCGTATGGTGTGGTGTTGGCGTCCAATCTTGAGATTGATTTGATTAATTGCGAGATTGCAATCCCGGACACTGTGAATCCGTCTAATGGTACTGCGGGGTTGTTTGTGCATAACGGTGACGGCGGGTGTTTGTCGGATAATCCGGAAGATGTATTCGGAAATGTAATGAATCCGGTTGACCCCTCATATGAATTGTGGGGGTTTCATCCCGATACTGACCGTAACCGGTATCAAAATGAACTATTTGAGGAATTTAATGCAGTTTATGACTACATACCAGGAACGGTAGATTTTACGGTTTCCGTTGCAAGCCAGTTCCAGCCTGGCGATTGGGTAATGATTTTTGCGCCGTACCAAGCAACGACGACAAAAACGGATCAAGGGCGCGGTGAAATGAACGTCGTGCAAAAAGTCGATGGAAATGTGGTAAAGATGCGGTACCCGTCCACAAAGCACTTTTATAACGATTCTAATCCGAACGTTCGTTCAGGCATCAGTAGGTACAACGAAGGCTCTGTTTTAGAGAACGTTGTTATCAAGAACTTGACAATCCCAAAGCCAGAATCAACTACGAGATTCAACGCACAGGGATACAAAGCTTTCAATATTCATCACGCTTTTAATGTCACTGTTGAAAATATGGTGGCAGAGTTTCAGAATGGTCATTGGCAAGGTAGTATTGGTGGGCGATACATTATTTGGCGTGATATTTCAGTTATATCTACACTGCCTGTATGGACACTGGATCAACGTACCGCAGACTGGCGTTTTGAACGGGTTCAAGCTACGCAAATCGACAAGCTTCCCGCTGAAGACCCGAAATGGAGTTTTCACCAGCAGTTGATGCAGGGTGGAGAAAGCTCTACGGCAGAGTTTTATGATTGCAAGTTTGTTTACAATAATCGGGCAACACGACAAGCGGAAGGTGTATTGGATGACGCTATCCCCGGATGGCGGGCGACTTACGGTGGACGATATCTTTTTGAACGCTGCCACTTCAGTGGTAACGCATTGCGTGGGGGTGGTTCAACTGGCAGTCACGGCGAGCGGACGATGTACCGGAATTGTTCTTGGATCGGAAAGATGGGGCGCGCATCATTATTTAAGGCACAATGGGGCGGCACCGATGCGTATAGAAGAACAATAACGTCTGAGCCGCTGTTTGAACTTACCAACTGCTGCATTGATGTCGAGTATGACACAACAGAGAATGGTGCCAACTTTGATTGTAATTTCTCTGGTATTTCGGAATCCCCCTTTATTAGGGTAGAAAACAACAGTATTCGTATTGTCGATGAAAACGGAAACCCGTGGATTGGTCGGTGGACCTCAACAACGGCGTTCTCTGCCAATGCGGGAACTACAGTGTGGAGTGCGTTACCTCAGTCTCGATTACATAACAACGGGTTTTTCCCTAGTGTGGAAAAACACATTTTGACGCCAAAAGATTTCATGAGCTGGGACGGTGCGAATAACGACAAAAAGTTGCCGTATGTGGATCAGCAGGGTGTTGTATTTCCCGGAACTAGTGCCGGCGAATTTGTATCTACCACGTTTACCGCAGAGGAAAGTGATTTTCCTGCGGTGATGTGGTTGACACTATATTTAGTAGACCCTTCGGGGGCTGGTGGTAAGGCGACCTTTCAAATAACGATTTCGTCACCCACATACGGAGAACCGGATGTTCCGAGTTCTTATACAGCGCAGCATTATTGGGAGCCCGTTTTAGCAGCCAATAACAAAATTCAGAAGCTTGAAGTAGGTCAGTACAAAGTTTCTGGTGCTCAAATAGCAGCAGACAAGAATTTGTTGTTGAAAAACACCATGATTATGATTAAACGCATAGGCACACACGTCAATGACGTTGCTGGGCCTGTGGGATTGGTGCGTGCTGAGATTTATGTGGCAGGGGGCACACCATAGTGAAAGCCGGCCGTCTCAGACATCGCGTGCGCATTGAGCAACAGACCCAGTCTGTTGACCAGTTTGGTGCGCCTACGAAAACTTGGTCTACAGAGATTGAGACCAACGCTAGCATTGACTCGGTCAGTGCGCGCGAGATGTTTGCCGCGGAAAGAGACGTTGGTGAAGAAACGTTTAGAATCACCATGCGGCGTTGGCCAGGCTTCCACCTTGATGGGACGTTCCGGGCAGTGGATATGGACACCGGGGCGGAGTATGATTTGCGCGCGGTGCTGGAAAGCCACAACCGAGACATGGTGACGATAACCGCCAAGGCGGGGAGCAGCCACTCATGAACGGGGAGAGCGCATTGTACGCCGCAATGTCCGCGCAGGTGGCACCAACTCCAGTGTGGCGGCTTCACGCACCGCAGGCGGATGACCAGCACCCGGTGCAGACGCCTTACGTCATCTTCAGCCGTGAGCTGTTCGGTGACTCAAACATTGAAGATTTCTGCGCGGCCGACACCGATCTCGCAGATGCTTATCTGGTGGATTGCATCCACCATACTTACGCCGGTGCTCGTGAACTGAGCCGGCAAATGACAGCGGTATTCAAAGCGTTCAATGCTCCGTTAGAATCTTCATTCGAAGACTACGATCCGGCTATGCGCGTTTACCGCATTTCCAGTTCCTACACGTTGAGGACTTAACCAATGGCAAAGACCAGCACAAGGGGACTGGAGATTTACCTGTCCCAAGCTTCCAAGCCCGCGCCGGCGGATGTACTGACCAGCGTCACCAATGCCGCACCGGCAGTCGTGACTCCGGCTACCATTGGCAACTATGCTGATGGCGACGTGGTGCTCATTGAAAGCACCGGCTTCACGTCGCTTGATGACCAAATGTGGACCATCACGAATGTGACTGGTACGACCTTTGAGCTTCAGTGCTCGGATACCAGCGCGGAGGCGGCTCCAGCGACTGCCGGTACCGCGAAAACTTACAAGATGGCGGGCACAGGCCAGAACATGGCGAAGTGGTGCTTGACCAGCTATAGCTATGATCAGCCGCAGGCGGAGACCATTGATCTCACGACGTTCTGTGGCACCGAGTCTGCTTCCGGTTCGCCGCAGCCTGCTACCTATTCGGTCGCTGGTTTCAGCGATGGATGTGAAGCGGGTTTTGCTGAAATGATGGAAGCGTTGAAGGACGGAAACCCGCGTGTCCTGGTCATCAAGAAACCGACCACACCACCGGCTTACGTCCTTCAGACCGTGGACGTGTCCAGCTTCAGCGAAGCCTTTGAGCTGAACGCGGGCATCAGCTTCACTTCCGGCGGGACGGTCAAGTCCGGTCCGTTCTGGCGCGATTGCGCGAGCTGCATCACCTACCTGCCGATCAGTGCTGCGGTTGCCGGTACCGGTACCGCAACGGCGACGGTCACCTTCAGCGGTGGACCGTCCGACGCCGCCGCGACGGTTACCCTCACAGCGACTGGTCCGACTGGCGCTATAACCGGTCTGACCCCGGTCAGCATCACGAATGGTATGACCGCCGATGCCGTTGCCGCTGCGGTTGCTGCCGAGCTGAACGGTAAGCAGGACGCCAGCACCACGGACACCCTGAATGCGGTAGCGGTGGGCAGCGTGGTGACTGTAACTGAGGCTGGCGGCGGCAATATCGTGTCGCTTACTGCCGTGATTGCCTGAATCTGAAGCGCGGTTGCGCTCAACCATGAGCGAGCCCCCGGTAGACGTACCGACGGGCTCTTTTAACAGCAAAACGAGAATATAACCCATGATTACTCGCAAAGTCGTCACTGCCACCCTGCCCGAACTCGGCCAGGTCGTGGAACTCTACGAGCCGAGCACCAAAGAGATCTTTACCCTTCAGCGCGACGAAGATGACCCGCTCATGGCGGTGAAGCAGTTGGCGCTTATGCTGCGCGTGGACGGCCAACAGTTCACGGCGGATGAGATCGGGGAGTGGGGTCCGAGTGTGACTATGCCGCTTCTGACCCAGATGAATAAGCTTATCGGATTTGAAGCGGACGAAGAGGGAAACGACTGACGGGCGAGGAAGAGTTCTTGTTCTACCTCGCCCGGGAACTCAAGATGACCGTGGAGCAACTGACCGCCAACATGGGTGTGCGCGAGTATCGTAAATGGATGGTCTTCTTGGAGCGTAAGGCGGCAGCCGAGCGTGGAGAGGAGATTGCTATGGACAAGGAAGGTGAGGACTTCGGCAGGGCGTTTGGCGCGGTCTGATGGCTGGTCCTTACCGCGTTCTCTCGGACCGGGACTTTGCTTCCGCGCAGGCGTTCCAGAACGCCCTCTTCGGCGACGAGCGCGGGGCCTATGGCGTGCTGGAGGAGGAGCAGCGCGTCATCATGGACCAGGAGATCCAGTACATCGAGGCGGACCCGAACTTGCAGGTGCCCGAGGAGTTCAAGGGGCAGGTGGGCACCCGGCGCTACGCCAGCGTCCCCAGGGGGCGCCTACGCGCTCTGGTGCAGGACATGCCCTTCGCCACCGTGGCGCGCTTCTGGGAGGCGGGAGAAGCCGGCGAGGGGGTGGAGGACATCCGCCCGGTTGCCGAGAAGATCATGCGCATGCTGCGCACGGTGGCGCCGCCCAGTCGCTCCACAGCCCCGTTGCCGCCGCCGAAGAGCCACCCGTATCGGTACCGACAGAGCTTCCGCTTCGTTATCGGTTCAACCGCGTACCAGACGATCCCGCCTGAGGGCACCTACACCATCATCGGTATCACCAACGTCGCGCCGCATGCCGCGACCATGGAGAACCCCGGCTGGCCCCAGCCGTTTCGGAAGATGTGGATGGAGGTAGAGCGCATGTCGCGCGCCGAGAACTTCGATGCGCGCTTCTCCTATCTCGCGGGCTCCAGCCTGCCTCAGAAGCGCGAGGCATATTGGGAGAGCCGGGGCTACGCCCTCGGGCAGCGCACCCCGTTCGGGGTTATTCTGGGCAAGCAGGACTACGGACATCGCCGGCCGATCCGGTACGCGGTCCCGGTGATCTGGGTCGGTCCGTTGAACAGCATGGGTGGTAAGACCGGGCGCATGAAAGCCCGGCATCGTCGCAATCGTCGCAAACGGGTATGGTGAGTTAGATGGCTCGACAACAGAAAGTCACTCGCCTTATCGAAATCAAGGGCGACGCTAAAGGGCTCATCAAGACTCTGAAGGATATTGACGCCGCAACGAAGACTACGGCGCGCAATACGGCTGCGATCCAGAAGAACACCAAACGTATGGCAGACGGCTTTAACCAAGCCGAAGCTAAGATTGCGAAGTTCAGCCGAATCCTGAAGGGGCTCGGTCTGTTTTATCTGGGGCAGCAATTGTTCTGGATGGGGCGCAGTGTTGTTGATTTCGGTATCAGCGTCGCCAAAGCGAACGAGCAGTTGACCCTGATGAACACGCGCCTGAGCCGGCTCGGCGGGTCGGGGGGCGCGACGAATCTTGCCCAGGCTGCGCAGCTTGCTGATGAACTCGGTCTGACGCTGGAAGAGGCGGCGGACAACGTTGCCTTGTTGGCGCCCGCTTTTGAGCGCGTTGGGGTGCCTTTTTCTAAGGTCGCGAAGTTTACCGAAAACCTGACCAAGTCGATGCGGGTGTTCGGCACGGATGCCCGCCGGGCGCAGATTGTCACTATACAGCTTGCACAGGCATTGGGCTCGGGGCAGCTCGCAGGCGACGAGTTGCGGTCCTTGAACGAGAACGCCGGTCAGCTTGGGTTGCAACTGGAGCGGGCCGTTCAGTCGATTCTGAAAACGACGAAGACGACTAAGGAGTTGGGTTCGGAAGGCAAGCTGACCACGGACGTAATGCTGCGTGCCTTTGACAAAGTCTTTAAGAACCTGGAAGAAGATTTTGAAAAGCTCCCCGATCTACTGTCGTTTGCTGCGAAGCGATTTGAGAACGCTTGGACCAATGCAATCGCTTCTGTAGATCGTCGCTTCGGGGTGTCTGACTTTTTCAAAGGCGTTCTGGAAGCGTCAGCTTCGACTTTGAATAGAAGCACTATCAATGCGGCGACTTCACTAGCCGATATTCAAACGTTACCGATTCAAGATGTTCAGCGCGCTTTTGAACAAGCTTCAGTCGGTATTGCTCAAGCTCAAACAGAAATTGCAGGGGTATTTGACAGATTTGGAAAGCGTACAGAAGCGAATGCTGACATCATAGATGCCGAGATTGCGAGAATTCAGAGAAAGCTTGAAGAACTCCGGCGTACCAGGGCGATTACGCTTTCAATATTGCTGGATAATGCAACAAAAGACACCATAGCTGAGGTTGTACGACTGCGACAGCAGATGGAAGGTTTTTCGGAAGCCTTCGTTAAATTCACAATGCCTCAGTTTGATATGGGAGGGGCTTCTGCGGATGCGTATCTTGCTAATCTGGATGAAATGGCGAAGAAGATATCGCAAGTCTTGAATTTGTCTCAAACAGGCGCTGCTAATCTTCGTAAGTTTTTACCGTCTATTGCTCAAGCTGCTCAGCAAGCAGGGGTTTCTGTAGAAGGCTTGATCGCAAAGATGAAGCTGGAGACGGGGGGTTTCACACAGTTTGCAAATCCCAAGTCTTCTGCGAGAGGGCCGGGGCAAATTATTGAAGGTACTGCTAAATATCTTGCCAACAAATATAACCTGGACTTGAAACTGATCCGGACAGGCATTGACGGGTGGCAGGAGAATATTAAAGCGTCGGCGCTTTATATTGCCGAGAAGTTAAAAGAGGCAAGTGGGGATACCGTAGAGGCTTATGCGCGGTATTTCCTCGGGTCGGGGGCGGTCAATACGGGAGGTATTGATCAGACTATTGGACCGAATAATGGATTGACAGGGCGGCAGTATGGTAACCGCATCTGGAAAGATCAACTCGCGTTGATGAACGCGCTGGGTAAAGAGACGTTTGAACTAGAAGCTACATACGAAAACCTTCAAAGATCGCAAGAAGAAGCAGCTAGAGCGCAAGAAGAACGTGAGCGCACGATTCAGCAGATCCGTGATAACGCCAAGTCGGAGCTTCAAAAGTATCTGGAGGAAGTTGATCGTCTGACGGCTTTCTATAAAGCGGGGGATATCACGCAGCAGGAATACTTCGCTAACGTCCGTCAGGCGTTGGCACCGGTGACGGCTGCGCAGGAGAAGCTGACCCGTGCGCAGAAGGAGCAGGAAGAAGCGGTCCGCGAGAGCGCCCGTGCCTGGGGCGAGTTCATGGCGCAGTTCGAGCAGACCACGGAGTTCACCGACAAGATGCGCGAGGGGCAGCGGCTCCTGAACCAACAGCTCGATGCAGGACTGATCACGACCCAGCAGTATGCCGAACGGCTCCAGCAGCTTCAGGACGCCCTCGGCGAACTCAAGAACCCGATGCAGGAGGTGGCCGAGCAGGCAGGCACTCAGGTGAAGGACGCCTTCGGCTCCTGGATCGACTCTGCGGTGGACGGTACCGTCCGGCTGCGGGATGCCCTGCGCGAGCTGGCCGCGGACCTAGCTAAGCTGTTCCTGCGCAATGCGCTCACCAACGCTTTGGGCGGTCTCGCGGGTGGCGGAGGTCTGGGAGAGCTTCTTGGCGGGCTCTTCGCACAAGGCGCGGCATTCAACCGACTGGCGTTGCCGCAAGGCGTCTACACGCAGCCGACCTTCTTCCAGACGCCAGACCCCGGTCCGCTGAAGCGGTATGCTCGGGGCGGGGTTCTCGGTGAAGCGGGCCCCGAGGCGATTCTGCCTTTGCGGCGCATGCCTAGCGGAGACCTCGGCGTGCAGGGTGGCGGTACGACAGTGAACATCAACAACTACAGCGGCGAGCCAGTCAGCCAGCGCAGGCGCCAGCTCGGGGATCGTGAGATCGTTGACGTTGTGATTGGCGAAGTTACCGAAATGATTGCAAGGGGAGGTAATTCTCTTTCTCGCAGTTTTGGCCAGGCGTATCCAAATGTTCGGCGGGGGCGTTAAAAATGAAAACCCCCAACAAGATAAACTCGTTGAGGGTTTTCCCGCGCCGCGCCACGCCGCGCCCGGCCGCGTCTTGCCTAGCCCAGCCGCGCCTAGCCCCGCCAAGCCATGCCCGGACAGGAAAGCATATAATATGACACTCTCAGCAGCAATGCAAGCCCGCTACACGTCTGAAGTAGATGTGGACTTCTGGGATGCGCTTATCATCTCACACCCCGCTGCGGGCACGTCGTATCTGACCAATGCACAGTCACCACAGAGGGGCACATTTAACGGCGGAACACGCACGTTTGTACCAATCCCGTTTGAAGTGACGCTGCCGACGCTGGACGGCGAAGGGCAGCAAGACTTGCAGGTAGTCATCTGCAACATTGGTGAAGAGATGTATGAGGCGTTGGATAAAATCAAACAGCAGCCAGAGCAGCCGATTGTCTGCGAGTTCACGCAGTATATTGAAGGCGACTTAGCACCGCAGTTTGACCCGCCGTTTCATTTACATCTTAGCGACATAGAACTGACCCGTGAAGTGTTCAGAGGGACCGCCACTCGGTCAGACATTTTTAATCAACGGTTTCCACGGCAGTTGTATCGTGGGGATATGTTTCCGGCATTGGTGCGGCGATGATCATCGACGATCTTATCGGTTTGCCATTTCAATACGGCGGGCGCGGGCCTGCTGCATATGATTGCTTCGGGCTGACGCAAGAAGTGCTGCGGAGATACGGCATAGAGTTGAATTGGGGCAGCCAGCTTGCGATAGAAGATAACCTTTCAGCCTGGAAGCCCGTTTCAGACTTGCAGGAGGGGGACGTTGTGATGATGGGCGGCACGCGCCGCTGGACTCATGTATGCCCGGTTGTAACGCCACAGGGTGACATGCTGCACTGTTCACGCGGGTCCGGTGGCGTCATGCTGGTAACGTGGCGACAACTCGTTGCATTGGGCTTGCGATCAAAGCAGGCATACAGATGGCGCGGAGTCTCAGGTACTCAGCCCCTGAGCAGGCATTGAGCAAGTATTATGGCACGCATCATTGTTCTTAGCAATCCCCTGAATCCACACGACCGTGTTGAATACGAGTGGGTAGGTCCGTATTGCTCGAATGATGGTGAAAGCGGGTTTCTGAATAGAGAATATCCCGACGGATTTCCAGGCACGCACCGCACGTTTTTGAACCGCGAGTATTTGCCTGTTGAAGATTACGACCGCCGCCTCGGTCCGCGTGACGAGGTAGTGTTGCTGGTAACACCCGGCATTTTTGGCGCTATTGTCGCAGCAATCGGGGCTATTGCTTCAGCGGTCGCATCTTCAGCGGTGCTGTCTTCGCTTGCTGTTGGACTGGCGCTTACCGCGGTCAGTTACCTACTCGCGCCTAAGCCGGGGAAGTTAGCGACACCACAAAGCCCTGCTAGTCTTGCTAAGCCAAAAGCTGAGTCTGTCTATAATCTGGCTTTGCCTACCAATCAAACGCGGCTCGGTGACGTTATTCCTGTGCATTACGGGAACCTGCGTATAACGCCAGACTATGCGGCGTATCCTTATAGTCTGTATGAAAATAATGAACAATACGTTTATATGCTCTTCTGCTTAGGGCAAGGTGAATACGAGTTTGGCGACATCATATTCGGTAACACCCCCGCGAGAACCCTTGCACCAGGAATCGTAACACATCAATTCTTTTGGTCTAGTCAACACAATCAAACAATTGGAGAAATTGAAGCGGCATTTGGATTGCAGGAAAATTGCCACACATCAGAAGAAGTCACTGACTTACAGCTTGAGCATTCGTATCAAGAGCTGTTGTTTGAAGTATCTGCTCCGACTGAGATAAAAGGACTAACCAGTTTTGAAGCTTTACAAGTTGGTACCGATATACAAGCTGATGATGGAAAAACATATACTATAACGAACGTTAATGGGGATCGATTTAATGTTAACCCAGACCCCGCTGACCCTGTAGGTCCGCATCCGATTGGGACGCAGTTGCGCGGGTTTTATTTATTACCCATTAACACGTTTTGGATTAATGTCTGCGGAGAACAAGATGTAACATCTTTAATTGCTTATGATTTAGTATATAGACAGGGTTTGTATTTTACTGAAGATGACGGATCTTTAAGCAAACGAAATTCAACTCTTCGATTTAAGATTGAAGAAATTGATTCTTCAGGTAATGTGGTTGCTGGAGGATACGCACATACTGAAACCATAACAGTAACAGATGCAACAGTAACGCCTAAACGTCTTACGCATAGTATCGCTGTTCCCGAGAATCGTTATAGAACTGAGGTTACTAATCTCAGTGTGAAGAGTGATAAAGGAGGCCGTGTTGGGGACGACGTTTGGTGGACGCAACTAAAAGCATTTGATTACTCTGATTACGGACAGCCTGGTTATGGGGATGTATCGCTGTTAGCGTTGAAAGTAAAAGCAACGCAAGGCTTGAGCCCCGATGTACTAAACCGAGTCTCCGTGCAAGTAAATCGCAGGCTGCACGGGGTTCCTACAAGAAATGCGATCGATGCGTTTCGAGACATTTATATGAATCCGCACTACGGTGCGGCACGCCCGGTTGCAGAATTGGATGGCACGTTAACAGGCACCTTTGATGCGTCGTTTGATTTTGATACAAATGTCTGGGAAGCTTTGACGACTGTCGTACAATGTGTAGCAGGCCAAATACTGCCAATAGGACGCCAGATTAGAATAAAATCTGGCGACCCTTCGGTGACGCCTAGAATGCGCTTTAAAGAAGGTACGGCTGGCGCCGGACTAATCGTTGATGGTTCTTTAGTGCGTCGTTACGCTTTGGGCAACAGGTCAGAAGAAGATGGAATAGAAGTTGAATACAGGGATTTTCAAACGCACCTCCCTGCATATGAGCTTTATCCTAATAATTCTGTACGTCCGCGGGAAGTGAAATTACTTGGGTGTATCGACCCAAACATCGCCCAAGCACGCGCTAAACGTATTTGGCAAGAAGAACAATATAATCGTTTTATTTGGTCGTTTGAATCAGAGTTAGATGCGCTGGTGCTGGAGCCGGGAGACACTATCGAAATCACTCCGTTGTACGGGCAGCCTGTGCTATGCGTTGTATCAGAAGTGGAGCATAATGGTCCGTACCGCAGTTCTATAGTGGCATTTGAATACGATGCGAGGGTGTATACATGAATGATAAAGACTGCGCGGGCTGCACTAAAATCATTGAAGGCGACCCTTGTTTCGGTGGCAAAGTCAGCACAATTGATTACTGCGTGCCGACCCCAAGCATTGACGCTTTCAACTATGAAGCTGATATGGGGGTGCTGCGTACCACTGTCGCGACAGGTAAAGCGCGACAACGGCGGCTTTACACCGATCAGCCTCGGCGCTATGACCTAAGCTGGGTGCTGACTACAGGGCAGCTTAACGTTTGGGAAGGCTTTGCGCAGAAGTACGGTTACAACTGGCATTTTTTGCCAATGGTGACTGGTCAGTTACCGATGTGGTTTCCTGTTGATCACCCCATCAGATATATCGGGAACTATCAAGTTGACCTGTTGCAAAAGGACTTGTGGGAAGTTAACGTACAAGCCGAACAATATGACCTTGATCCAGAGTGCATGTTCAATTTGCTATGTGACGAAATGAGAGCGTGTTTGCAGAAATCTTTCGTACAGGTAGAAGCCGATTGGTCTGCATTTTCCGCGGCATTGGGGTCAAAGACTGTATGGGGTGCTCCAAATGGCTGAACCTTGCTGTGGACAAATTATTGCTGATATTGAGTCAACTTTGCCAAAATATCAGCAGGCGTATCTTGAGTTTTGGCGAGTTTTCAATAAACCTATTCGAGATTTCAATAAAACTCCTCCGGGTGCGTTTATCACGTTGTCAAGCACCACACCAGAAGTCCCAGTTCTTGAAGAAGTGTTACAACGGTTGCAGTCACCACTGGATACCGGGTTCGGGCGGTGGGAGTGGTATAACCAAGCGCAAAATGGCATCACGACATTAACGCTGCCACAAGCTCCTAGCAAAGCGAAAGTGGTGCTGAATGGCGCTAAGCTGAGTTCGCCGCGAGATTATTCAATCGCTGGCACGACGCTTACTTTTGTGGAAGGACTAGAGTTGCGTGACCATGTCATTCTTAAAAGCTACGGAGCTTGACCATGGCTGTTATTGATTGCGTCAAACAGGTCTGCGATACTGCGGCAGATCTTAATAAGAAACTCAGTGTCGCAAAAAAAGACGCCGATGCGCTCATTCAAGAGTTTCCTATCTATATGCAGCATTTGCGCTGCGTAGTTACAGGGCCAGTAGGTAAGCTGTGTGTACTGCCAGGCGGCCCGGCGCACACAACACTGGCTGAGGCGCTTGCTAGGCTCAACGCTTTAAGCATTGGGGGGATTACGACGCAATCTTTTATTGCGACCGCGGGGCAGACAGATTTCACTTTAACGGCCGCGCCGGTGAACCCTGCTGCTGTGGAGGTAGTGTTGAATGGATCGGAAGTTAACGACCCCCGCGATTACTTTGTCACCGGCACGACATTGCGCTTTGTGAACCCGTTGCCGGCCGGTGACGAAGTAGACGTGCGTGAATTCACGGTGTGAGTCAAATTAGGTACTCCTATCTTGTAATAGATGGTGCCCGCAGCAGGATTCGAACCTGCAACCTACCGATTATGAGTCGGCTGCACGACCGTTGTGCTTTACGGGCTGTGTCGCATGCTTACGGATTTTCAGGCGGCTGATTCTCGTCCAACGGATTGCCGTTAGAATACATGATGCTTGTGTTCGGGCTGGCGCCGGAAGATGCAAGATCTTCTTGCTCGAACACTTCACGCTCAAGGCTTTCTACACGTTCTTCTAAAGTCTCTTCAGTCATCGTTGAAACCTTTTTAAGTTGACCAATACGCTTAAACCCGCGCCTATCAAAACTATCGTGATAGGTGCAGAGACTTGTGTACGAATGACAGTGCCGACACCTGTTGTGGGCACCGCAGTCAAATCCCCTCCTGAAGTAGAAAGAAATCCAATCACAGCCAGCCCTGAGGCTAGTGCTTTAAATTGGATTGTTGCCAGTTTTGCAGTTAACGGTAACTCATTGCTTGGAAGGCCGGATACCGATTCTGCATAAATCCGCCCCGCGCCACTACTAGCGTAGCCGAATTGTTCAACTCCAATTTTGACCTGGGACCACTTTGAAGTTGATTAACGACGCGCTTGTATTTAGAGACGTTGCCAGCAGGCAACTGCTTATGATCCACAATGCGAATGAGTTCGTTTTCATAGATTTCAGGTTTGCAAGGGCAGTTTTCAGTAAGAGAATGGGTTAGGCGTGAACTAATGATATGTATTGTGTCATCACGCACAGGGTCAGAAACAATCTCCCATTTGATGCTCATGGCTTTGTACTCACGCTGACCATACAAGAAGGTGAAATACCCTGGAAGCCATCTGCGGGCTGGACCAATGGGTAGGGTCCGATCCTTGCTACCTGTGTCCAGTCATCATTGGCGCCAAAGTAGACTAGCAGATCAACGGGCTTCCCTTCCACGCCCGGAGGGATGCGCGGGGCGTCGGAGCCGTCTGAGTAATAGTTGCCAGGTCCGCCTAAGTTATAGACCAGTCTGTTACCCCACTCGTAGACTTTTCCAGTCACGCGCAAGGCATCGTCAGCAGGCTCCCAAGGTGCCAGCGGGTCTCGCAATACCGCAGGATCAAACTGTCGCTGCGAGTCCGCGACAAGACACTGAGCGCTGCTGGCGGCGGCCAGAGCAGCACCGTCTGGAAGGGTGGCAATGAGGATGCCACTGGCGAGAAGGTTACGTCGTTTCATGGTCACATAATCCTGTAAGCGATGATGTCGGAGTCGGTGTCGTCGTGCGTCCAATCTTCAGCATAGGTGCGCCCAGCTTGACACATGTAGCATTTGTCGCCGCGGTGAACGACTTCGACCATGGTACCCTCGGGTACGGGCATCTCACCACCGTCCCACTTGTACCATTCGCTGGCTACGAATTGCTCAGTCATACTGTTACCTTCATTACACGAAAACCGATGAGGTCGACCCGGTAGTTCCGGTAGTTCCTGCTGCGGAGGGCCGAGCGCACGTTGACATGATACTGATGGAGGTACCAGGCGCCGCCGCGCAGCACAGGGTAAGTATTTTTTGACCTCTTCATCACACGAAAGCCAAGAGTGTTGCCTGTGCCATTAGGGAGAAACAAACTGCGGAAGGTTGAACGTACGATTCTTGGATAGGTGTACCAGCCATCGCCACGAACCACATAAAATTCAGTTTTCATTTTTTACCCTCAACACCCGAAAACCGTAGATGTCGAAGCGGTGGGGCGGAGAGTCGTTTAAGCGGTTGACCGCGCGCATGAGGTTCCGATTGGCCATCCAGGAGCCGCCGCGCAGCACACGGGTTTGCGTGTTTAACCTCTTCAACACACGAAAACCCGTGATGGAATAAGAGTTAGATGGTTCTAATTTATCTCTAAGGGCAGAGGAGAGAAAACCTGGTATGCACCCATAAGCCCCACCTCGCATAGCTTTGTATTTCATGTTAGTTCTCTTAGATGTTAAGGACATTGTTGTTCACATATCCCTTTAAGAGAGCCGTTTCAACACACGGAAACCGGCGTTGTTGATGCGGTCGTCCGGACGGACCCTGCTGCGGTAGGCAACGCGAAGGTACATGGGGGGGCTCAACCAGGAGCCGCCCCGTAGGACGCGCCGCATATAGTTCTCTTTTCTCATCACACGAAAACCGAAGTTGACGTATTTTTGGTTTGGGTTGAGCCTGCCGCAAAAGGTTGAGCACGCGACGTACTGATTGAGGCCCCAGGCACCACCGCGAATACCATAATGGTTAACTTTCATTTTGTATTCTTTTTAGCACACGGAAACCGACGAAGTTGAAGCGGAGGTCCGGTTGGATCCTGTCGCGGTTGGCGGCGCGCAGGGCGCGCCCGCTGAGGCTCCAGGAGCCGCCGCGCAGGACGCGATGTGCGCCCTTTAACTTTTTCATGACTCGAAAACCGACGACGTAGTAGCGGTTGTCCGGCTGGGCCCAGTCGCGGTTGGCGGCGTGGAGGTCTTTGGGGCTGGCGTTCCAGGAGCCACCTTGCAGTGCCCTATTCATGCGCTGCTCCGGAGCCACTGCCAGGCAGTACCCAGCATGTCGTACAGGCCGAATTTATTCGGTTCCTTAGAGGCAACGGGAGCAATGTGAGTCTGATCGTAGACGGCAATATCTGGATTGCCTTCTTTGTGGTCTGCACAGCAGTACTCATACTCATCATCACTGAGCAGGTCCCAGTGCTCGCCCGTCTGCTCGCTCAGCCACGCGCAGTAGTCCTGTGCGTCATACCAGGTGACATTCACGACTGGATTGTCCTCACGGTGAGGATCGGGCTGTTTGGGCATCTCCCGTTCAGTGTCCTCACAGAAAACGCGGTACTGCGCTACCGTCACGTGGGTCTTGCCCACTTCGTAGTCCCTATTTGGGATCTGGACGGTTTCAGGAACGGCTTCCAGCGCTTTAAGCTGTGCTTGAAGGTTGGCAATCTGTTCGCGGATGTCTTGGGCGTTCATGATTATCTCTCGTTTTGAGTGGTTTCTGTTGGGGTGGCGATGTACCACCCACGTTCATTTCACTTTCCTCGTAATCTTCGGTCAGCTTAGAATGAGTTGGTGTTTAAGTGTTTTAGAGCCTTTTCATGCTTGTGGTATCTATCAAAGTGATATTGGAGAGTTTTTTTATATTGTTTGATAGAGCGCAATGCCGCTTTCAGCTCTCGTTCATGTTCTTTTTTACTGCACTCAGTACAAAGCATAATAGAAGACCCACGAAGGTAGCGGTCTACAGATTCATGCGGTGCAGGATATCTGCCGCAATCCCAGCAGTGGATGTTTGATGTGTTCATTTTAAGGAAGCTCGTCTATTGACTTAATAACTTTCGGATTTATTAAGTGCTTAGGTGGGCGCGTCTCAAAACACACAAATACAGCATCAGTGCCTCGATAATGTTGTTTGAAATACTTGAAAGCTCTTTCTCCGTTTACTTCATTGAGAAACTCTAAAATAGAAGCAGCGTCTATGTCATGGTCTGCCCTGCCATCCATTACAGTGTAACGGTATCCCTTAGAACTGACTCGGTGCGGTTCTGATTGCGTCATTGTTGGTTTCTCTTGGTGTAGTCTCCGCTACCAAGCGGCTGGGCTCGCATTGATTAGAGCCGCGCTCTCACGGCAGTCACACCACTTCAGCAGGTGTCGCATAGCGCCCAGGCTAACGTATTCGCCGGGCCGTGAAGCCCAGCTAGTGCTGGGGGCTACCTCACTTACATCAGTCGCGGGGCACCAAAGCTGTAGGACGCTTCCGCATCAGTAGGCATCAAAGCCGTGGTGCCGAACACCAGTGCCAGCAGCACAAGAGCCATCAGGAAATCAAAGTATTTGGTCATTGGGTTGATTCTCCGGGTTGATTAGTGCTGCGCTCTCACAGCAGTCACACCACTTCAGCAGGTGTCGCTTTGCTGGGTTGCTCCCGCAACAGATGGCTGGAGCCCCATGCGCTTTACTGCTTGCGCAGCTTCTGCACACCCCCCATACCGATCAGACCGAGGCCCAGCATGGCCAGGATACCAGGCTCAGGAACGGCGCCGGTGGACACGTCGAAGCCCACGTCCGCACCGACAGAGCTGGCGGCAAAGACGAACTCCTGGTTCAGCACGAACGGGCTGGTCAGGTCCACGGCGAAGGACTCCAGGTAGTTCTGAGACGTGCTGGTGAACGTGAAGGAGTCCAGGATCACGTCGTTGAAGCCGGTGCTGAAGGTCACAGTGGCGTCCGTCAGCGTGGCGACGTTGGCCTGAGACGTGACAGTGCCCGGACCCGTGATGCCGAGGTCGTAGTCCGCCCGGACAACCACGCCCACGTTGGCGCCAATTTCCAGCGTGTTGAGCGTGAAGGAGCTGGTGCCCAGCAGCGCAGCACCATCAGCGATCTCCAAGCCTTCGTTGGTGATGCTGATCACACCGGAAATCTGCCAGTACGTGTCAAAGATGCTGGACGTGCCGGTGGTGATGCTGACGACGCCGGTGCCGCCATCGTTGAAGGTCTCGGTGGAGAGGTCATTCAGATCCACCACGGTAACCACAAGAGCACTGTAGGCTGTGGGCATCAGGGCGAAACTGATGCCGATGAGTCCGACGCCGATGACGCCCATAGTGAGCCTACGAACGTTGGTCATGTGTAAAGTCCTCTTTACAAGTTTGGGGAG